AACAACTGGTTCAACTGGCTCAGGTGCTGCACATGAAAATCGACCACCATATTATGCACTTTGCTACATCATGGCTGTAGCATAAATCATTTTACCAATCCTTAAACATAAAAATTGGTAAACTGAGGGGGTTTAGTTTTTAGATGAATCCATTATGGCTAGTATAATTACACCAACCACGAAAAACATAACTACTAAATTGCACTCAGTTTCTTCTTGAGACACGGGCATTTTAGGAGTTTCCATAATTTTTTTTTCTAGTGAGGGAGGTTTAACTTGTTCTACCTCTTCCTCATCTAAATATGCGTAGCTTAACATTTATATAATCAAAGATTTATTTCATTCTTTTTAGACTTTCTCCCCCTCTTGGGTTTGGCATCTGGAATTGCAACTTCCTTGACCTGCTCCTCATCTTCTCCTGTGTTTCCCTCGTGCTCTGAGACTATGTCAGAGACATCATCCGCTTGGTCATCAACTTCGATTGGGCGGCTGAATGCGGTTGAGGATACGGGTGGTGGTGGTGGCATTGAAATAGTTCCCATCAATTGAGACAAATCGATGCCTGGTCCACTCATTTCATATTGGTCTGAACCCCCTTCTGAAGAAGAGGGTGCTGGAACCGCACCCCGTGGAACTGTGTTTTTAGCGGCATTCATCATTGATTGTGCGAGTCCTGGGTTTTGTTTCAAAATATCATTGACATTTGGAATAGCGGCCTTGAACATACTATTTGTAAGGTGGAACATCATTGCTGAACCACCGAGCATCATAATCAATTTGACTTCTGGTGCCATTTGCATCTTGGTTCTATACTTAGCGTAAAGTTCCTCGAATACCCCATCATATGAATCAATATCTTCCATAATAGATTCTGACCAACCCTCTAGCTGTAGCTCGAATGGGTTGTATCTCCTGTTAAGGAATTCCAAACCTGTTGTGCACGCTACGAGCATTCTCCTGGAAAATTTGATGGAACCTTCTACTTCTATTCCATACATAATACGCTTGTATTCCGCTCTCATCTCATTGACATCTGAATAGGCATTCAAACGCTTGTTTATAGTGAAACCCTTCTTTTCTAATCTGGTAAGCTTGTTTAAGAGGTCAGCTTTTTCATCGTCTACACTAAAATATCCAGTAGATGGTTTTTCTATTTGGGGTTGTCTCATGATGCTTCCTGCTTCCGATTGATAATCTGGCATTTCGTCATCGTCATACCCAACCTGTTGGTTTCCAAACATTGGTTCAGGGATTTTTTCTTCCTGTTGTTTCATTGGATTTGCAAAAGCATCTAATTCATCATCCATCATCATATCATCCATTGTTGGGGCTTGTCTAGATCCTGGTCTCTTGAGGGGTTTTGATTTTTTCTTTTTAGAAATTTCAATCTCATCCCACAGGCGCTGTTCGTCCTCATCAAAATTCATGGTAGGTGCCTCACCCCTGTCTATGACAATCTCATCCATTATACTCTTATGCTTTAAATTATCTTTTCGTTTTTAACTCACTTTTTTTCTTATACCAATATATACAAAAATGCTTGGTATGAACAAAACCAATACAACAATTGTCAAGTGGATTCTTGTGGCTTTTATGCTCGCCATCCTTATCCAAATGTTTAAGGGTTCCTCCACCTACGCTCTCCGTGAGATCAAAATCAAGGAGAAGAACACCGACTCTATTGCGGGTCTCCCATATTCCTTGGAATGTGTTCCAGGTGCTGCCAAGGGTTCTCCCTACACCAAGGACTTAACCCCAGGGGGTGCGTGTGGCATCCAAAAGATTGTCTATGACCAATCTGATTATGAAGTTGTCGGCGGAATTGGTGAGCCACTTATCTAAAAAATAAAACCAAATATATAATATAATGAACTTGCCAGACAAGAATTACGATTATTTCACAGTGACAGTAGATACTTTGGGGCAGGCGAGTAAAAATACTTTTTCTGTGTATTTGAATGAACCATTAAAGAATGTTGTTGAGGCTAAATTATTGAGCACACACATTCACACTAGTGATGCTGTTCAACATTTGTATGTAGATATTGATGAACTCAAAACAATGTTTAGTGAAAGAGCTGCAGCTGAATATAATGGTTCAAGTGAAATTTCTCGGGTCAGGGGAGTATTTGGAAGTATTGTAACTCCCTCAGAACATACAGGAAGCGAACAACTTATTATGTTTAAAGAGAGAGATCATTATGAAATCTCCCATGAATACCCAAACCCACTTAAAAGGGTATCTCGCCTTACTGTTTCCTTGTTGGACCAAACAGGTAATACAATTCCAAACCCATCTCAAGTAACAGATGAAAATTTCCTTGTTATGAAATTTAAGTGTATGAGCCCAAGTGTCATTCTTCCATAAATGTATAGTTATCAATCATGTTTTATTGTCTATTAAAAAAATATGATTAATAATTAAATTAGTATGAGTTCTACAGCAATTCAGAGGTTAGTCGCGATTGGAGCTCAGGATGTTCATTTGACTGGTGACCCAGAAATTTCATTTTTTAACAGTTCTTATAAAAGACACACAAATTTCAGTCAAGGTGTTGAAAAATTGAGATTGACAGGGAAACCCAAAGCGGGGATGTTTTCAACAATTCAAGTTGAGAAAAAGGGTGATTTGGTTGGTTATATGTATATAGCACCAGAAGACATTGGCTCTGAAGAAGCTCACTCCGAGGGTGATTGGAGTACATTGGTTGAGTCAGTTGAATTATACATTGGTGGTAGATTGGTAGATCGCCAAACCTCACTCTTTACAGAGGCGTGTGCTATTGATTTTATGGCAAACAATATTAGTAAGAGTTTCTACGGTTGCCACCAGGGTTATTCAGGGATTTCTTATTTCTTCCCATTCCGCTTCTTTTTCTGTGAGAATGTTCAATCTGCTCTACCATTGTGTGCCATGCAATACCACGATGTAGAAATCAGAGTGTATTGGGCTCGGGATGCTGAATTCTATGGTTGGGAATGCTATGCCAACTATTACCATTTGGGAGAAGAAGAAAGACAATCCTTGAGATCACGACCCCTTGATATGTTGATTACCCAAGTTCAGGAGAACCAACCATCAAATGATTATGTCCAAGAGCTAAATTATAATCACCCCGTGAAATGTATTATCAACTCAGATACACGACTTTTCGGTGATATTAATGTGAATTGGAATAAGATGAAATTGAACATCAATGGTGAAGATATGACAGATTGGAAATATTGCGTTCCACACTTTGTGCACATCCCTGCTTATTATCATTCAAACAACACACAGATTCCTGATGTAATGATGTACGCTTTCGGTATATCAGTTACACAACTTCAGCCAACAGGTTGCCTCAATTTTAGTAGAGTTTCAAGTTTTAAAATGGAAAGTTATTACTTACCTATTACATACCCAACTTACGCTATAAGTTATAATATCCTTCGGGTTCAAAATGGACAAGCGGCATTGATGTATGCGAATTAATATAATTTTCTAACTCTATTCTAAAATATGGTGAAGGCTGGAGGAGCTTCAGGAACTCTTGTGACAGATTTGGAGTTTAATAAGTACGCGTCCAATGTGGTGGGTTATGACCCAGTAGCGAAACAGTTGTATGATCTTGGTTCAATAGATATTGTCATGAACCTGCAAGCGATCACAGAAATTGGCAATTTAACAATGGAAACCGTTCAATTTGAAGGTTATCCAACTGCTTTTATTGTTCCTTGGGGTATGACTGGTTTCGGTAATAGTTCGCCAGAGCATTTGATGGATATAAGTTCTATAGCATACTTTGAGGATTTATATCCCGAGGAGAATGTGTTTGTTCTAAATGGCAATATGTCTGCGCACTATTATCACGGTGATGGTCGGTATTTGTCAAATATTACAAGTAATTTGCAAACAATAGCGGAGTTAGATGCAAATACTTTTAGAACATTGATTTTGGCGAATGCGACAACAGCGTTTGAAGTGACTGCAAACATTGCAACCTCAAATGGGTTGATTATTTATGGCGACGAGGAGAAACAGATAAAAATAGGCTCTGCCAATTACGAGGGTAATTGGTATTCACGAACCATAGCGATTGGTTCCAAGGCGGGGCATTTTGAACAACAAACAGATTCCATTGCGATTGGGACTGGTGCGGGTGAGATTTCACAGAATTTGTCAGCGATTGCTATTGGCTATAATGCGGGTTCAAACAACCAGGGTGCCAATACTATTGCCATCGGTTCATTGGCAGGGACAAATTCACAACCTGAAAATTCAATTATTTTGAATGCGTCACCCGAGGCGTTAGAGGCGTTTGAGAGCAACACTCTACACATTAAGCCAATCAGACATGTTGATGATTTGGCGGCAAATGTCTTGGGATACACTGCGAATAATGAGATTGTGGATCACACTGTGATGACAATGGCACCAAATTTAGTTTCCATTGATGGTTCCTTGTGGGTGACTGGAAATCTTAAGGCAGATGGAAACTTTGTAGCGGTGGGTGTAGAGAATTTAATTGTGGATGATCCAATCATTCATTTGGGTAATA